GAATACCGGGCCAAGCGCGGCGACCAGTTGGGCCTCCACTGGATCATCCCCGTCCGCACCGGCCGCGTCGTGCGGCGCATCCTTATCGACACCAACTACTGGAAGTCGTTCGTTTACGCGAGGCTGGCGGTCGCGATGGGCGACCCGGGCTGCCTGTCGCTCTTCGGCCGCGACGAGACGGCGCACCGGCTGCTCGCCGACCACCTCACCGCCGAGTACCGCGTCAAGGCCGCCGCGCAGGGCCGTGTCGTCGACGAGTGGAAACTCAAAGCCGTTCGGCCCGACAACCATTGGCTGGACTGTTTGGTCGGTTGTGCGGTGGCCGCCTCCATCCAGGGCGCGTCCCTCGCGGGTGTCGACGGCCATAGCACGCCGAAGCGGCAGCGGATCAAGTTGTCTGAACTGCAGAGGAGACACTGATGGGCACGAGTGACGAGCCGCGCGGGCTGCAGTGCCCCAAATGCGGATGCCGGCATTTCCTCGTCGTCTACACGCAGCCGAAAGGGGGTGGCCGGATCATGCGGCGCCGCGAGTGCCGGCACTGCGGGAGGCGGATCACGACCTACGAGCAGCCCGCCTGAGGAAGATTCTTGTACCGGTACAATGATTTGAACCGCAAAGGCCTTGTTTCGCTTGACAGCAGCGGTGCCCGTGCTTTATAATGCAGTGGACAGTTGATCCTCGCCCGGGCTGATCACCCGGGTCCACAAGACGAGAGGGCCGCAGGTTGGCGCCAACCCCTACCTGCGGCCTTTTTTCGTCGGCACGGGACTGAGACCGGTATGGCGGAAGACACCATCAAGTCGGCCATTGAGACGAACGCGGCCGGCCCCCGGCGCGCGTCTGGCGATTCGGGCAGCGTCGAGCAGCACTCGCTCCCCGACCAGATCGCCGCCGACAAGTACGTGGAATCCAAGAAGGCGTCGCGAGCTGGGGGCCTGGGCGTCAAGCTGGCGAAGCTCTCGCCGGGGGGGACCACCTGATGTGGCCGTTCACCAAGATGAAGAAAGCCAAGCAGTCCGCCCCGGAAGTCAAGGCCGCGCCGGGGATGCCGGTCATCCTGAGGGCACGGTACGACGCCGCGCAGACTACCGCCGACAACGCCCGCCATTGGGCAATGGCCGACGCCCTGAGTGCCGACGCCAGCACGTCCGCTGATGTGCGCAGGAAGCTTCGTGAGCGGGCGCGATACGAGGTGGCCAACAACAGCTACGCCAAGGGCATCGTGCTCACCATTGCCAATGACTGCATCGGCACCGGGCCGAGGCTGCAGTTGCTCACGCCGGCCGCCGAAGTGAACCGCCAAGTCGAGGCGGCGTTCGCGAAATGGGCAAAGGCCGTCGATCTTGCCGGCAAGCTCCGGACGATGAGGATGGCCAAGACGACCGACGGTGAAGTCTTCGCGGTGCTTACGGGCAACCTGATGATCGATTCGCCTGTCAAGCTCGACGTGCAGCTTGTCGAGGCCGACCGTGTGGCATCGCCACTGAACAGTCTGCAGCCCTTCTCCAACGAAATCGACGGCATCTACCTCGATGCGTCCGGCAACCCGCAGGTCTACGCCATTCTGCGGCAACATCCAGGCGCCATCACTGCCTGGCAGAACGAGTTCGACTGGGTAGAGGCGGGAGCGGTGATCCACTGGTTCCGTGTGGATCGTCCGGGGCAGCATCGCGGGGTGCCTGAGATCACGCCCGCCATTCCGCTGTTCGCGCAGCTCAGGCGGTACACGCTCGCGGTCCTCGCGGCAGCGGAAACGGCCGCCGATTTCGCGGCGGTGCTCTTCACCGATGCACCCGCCAACGGCGAGGCACAGGCCCTTGAGCCGATGGATGTCGTTGAACTCGAGAAGCGGATGGCGACAGTGCTGCCGGACGGCTGGAAGCTCGGGCAGGTCGAGGCCCAACAGCCTGCAACCACCTATGCCGAGTTCAAGCGGGAGATCCTGAACGAGATCGCGCGCTGCCTGAACCTGCCCTACAACATCGCTGCCTGCAACTCGTCGGGTTACAACTACGCCTCGGGCAGACTGGATCATCAGACCTACTACAAGTCCATCCGCGTGGAGCAGGCGCACCTTGGCGAGGTGGTCCTCGACCGCCTCTTCGCCTCGTGGCTGCAGGAGGCGATGCTGCTCAGCGAGTTCGCCTATCTGCGGCAGGTTCGCAACGCGGTCCCGCACCAATGGTTCTTCGACGGGACGGAGCATGTCGATCCGCTGAAGGAAGCCAACGCCCAGGCGGCCCGCCTGAAGAGCCATACGACGACCCTCGCCCTTGAGTATGCCCGGCAAGGGCGCGACTGGGAGACGGAGCTTCAGCAGCGGGCGAAGGAAGTCGCCTTGATGAAGCACCTGGGTCTGACCGTCGAGCCGGGCCAGCAACCAGATGAGGAGATCGAGACCGATGTCGCAGACGAAGCAGCCTGACGGCGCGTCCGCTACCCCCGATTACCTCGTATTCCTCTGCCCGCTGACGATCGAAGCCGCGGGCGACGCCGGGAAAACGCCGCCCCGCTTCCGGATGGTCGCCTACACCGGCGGCACGATGCGGATCGAGGGGTTTCCGCATCCGGTGGTCGTGGACCTCGAGGGGCTCGACATCGCCCGGCAGGACCTTCCGGTACGACTCGACCACAATCCGCGCCAGGGCGTGGGCCACACCGAGCGCGTTGCGGTCGAAGGCGGCCAGGTGGTCGCCGAGGGACTGATCAGCCGCGACACCTCCTGGGCACGCGACGTGGTCAAGAGCGGCATCAACGGCTTTCCCTGGCAGGCGAGCATCGGGGCCATCGTCATCGATGCCGAGTTCGTGCCCAACGGCCACAGCATGACCGTCAACGGCCGCACATTCGCGGGCCCTCTTCACGTGGTCCGCAAGGCCGCGCTCAAGGAGATTTCGTTCGTGGATTCCGGTGCCGACACCAACACTTCGGCAAAGATCGCCGCCAGCAACAAGGAGACCGACCATATGGCAGACGAAGACAGGAAAGAAGCCCAGGACAAGCCGCAGGACCAGCCCAAACCCGATCCGTCCGCACCTGGTGCGCCCAAGCCGGACGCGCCAAAGCCCAACGACGATCAGCCGAACCCTCCGGAGTCAAAGCCCGAGCCGGTGAAGCCCGCTCCCGCGCCGGCGACGCTCCATGCATCCACGCCGGAAGTTGACCCGGTCGTCGCGATGCGCCGCGGGATCGTCGCCGAGACCAAGCGGATCGAGGCCGTCCGCAAGATCTGCGCCGGCAAGCATCCGGAGATCGAGGCCAAGGCCATCGAGGAAGGATGGGACGAGACCAAGGTCGAACTGCACGTGCTGCGTGCCAGCCGGCCGAAGGTCCCGCCCGTGCTTACGCCGCAGCGGCCGACGGGCCCGGAAGTCTTCGAGGCGGCGGCACTGATGGCTTCCGGGGTTCCCATGCCCAGGATCGAGGCGGCGTATCAAGCCCCGGTGCTCGAAGCGGCGCACAAGCTTCGCGGCATTGGCATCCAGGAGTTCTGCGAGCTCGCCTGCGGCCAGCAGCTCCCGCGCTTCCGCCGAGACGCTTCGGCGTGGCTGCAGGCCGCCTTCAGCACCGCAAGCTTGCCGGGGATCTTGAGCACGATCGCCAACAAGATGCTCCTGGAAGGCTACAACTACGTCGAGGACTCGTGGCGCAGCGTCTGCAAGATCGCCAGCGTCAACGACTTCAAGGAGCACAGCCGCTACCGGATGACCGGCCGCTTCACGTTCGAGCGGGTCGGCCCGGATGGCGAGCTGAAGCACGGGCAGCTCGACGAGCAGAAGTACGGACAGAAGGCGGACACCCACGGGATCATGTTCGCCCTCACCCGGCAGATGATCATCAACGACGACATGGGCGCCTTCACCGATATCCCGCGCCAGATCGGGATGGGTGCGGCCGAGTCCATCGCCGACGCCGTGTGGGGCCTGCTCCTCAGCAACCCGGTGCAGGCCGATGGGCAGGCGTTCTTCTCGGCTGCCCACAAGAACTACGCGGAAGGAGCGGATACGGCCCTGAGCGTCGATGCACTCACCGCGGCCGAGGTGCTGTTTGGCGAACAGACCAAGCCGAACGGCCGTCCGCTCGGCGTGCCTGCGTCCATCCTGCTCGTGCCGACCGCTCTCAAGGTGCCGGCGCAGCTGCTGATGACCTCGATGCAGCTGAACGAGACCACCACGGCGAACAAGGGCAAGCCCTCGGCCAACCCCCACATCGGGAAGTTCAGCGTCGTCAGCTCGGTCTACCTGGCGAACACCAGCTTCACGGGCTACAGCTCGAAGGCGTGGTATCTGCTGGCCGACCCGAACAGGCTGCCCGCCCTGGAGGTCGCATTCCTCAACGGCGTGGATCGGCCCACCGTCGAGAAGACCGATGCAGACTTCAACACGCTCGGCATCCAGTTCAGAGGCTACATCGACTTCGGCGTCCGCGAGCAGGACTGGCGCGGCGCCCTGAAGGCAAAGGGCGAGGCGTGATCCGTCTGGCGAGCACGGTAGTAGTCTGACAACACCAAACTCATTAGGAGCATCATATGACTCAGGCACGTTTCGTACACGATGGCGAATCCATCGACTACACCCCCGGCTCGGCGGTGGATGCCGGCCAAGTGGTCGTGCAGTCGGGCGTTGTCGGCATCGCGAAGCTCGACATCGCTGCAAGCGCGCTCGGTGCGCTCGCACTGACGGGTATCTTCGATGTCGTCAAGGTCTCCGGGGCCATCACCGCAGGTGCAGCCGTCTACTGGGATGCTGATGGCAATCCCGTAGGCGGCACGGCGGGCAGCGGCGCGGCGACCACGACCTCGACGGCAAACACGTTCATGGGCTGGGCGGTGAAGGCCGCCGCCGAAACCGACACCACCGTTCGAATGGTGCTGTTCGGCTCGCCTGCGGTAACCGCCAACCACTACGGCCCGCTCAACAACCCGATCGCCGATCCCGGCGACGCCGGAGCCATCCCGGTGACCGCATCCGGCACGGTGGCGATCGTGACCGCCGGCGCCGAGACGCGCACACTCGCCGCACCCGCGTTCGTCGGCCAGGAGCTCGTGCTCTACATGAAGACCGACGGGGGCGACGCCGTGATCACGGTGGCCACGGGGGTCAACCAGACCGGCAACAACACCATCACGATGAACGATGCCGGCGACGTGATCCGCCTCGTGGCCATCGAGAACGGTGCGAACCTGCGGTGGCGGGTCGTCGTCAACGACGGGTGCACACTCAGCACGGTGTAAGCGATGACCGACCTTCTTCGCCAAGGGGCCGACTGGCTGGAGCAGATGAGGAAACGGCACTGCTCCAGCCCGGTCACCTACAAGCAGGACGGCGACGTGGTGACGGTCAATGCCACCATCGGGAAGACAGACTACTCGATTGCCACCGAGGGGGGCGCCATTGTGGGCGCCCATTCGGTCGACTACCTGATCTCGGCGGCCGACCTGCCCTTTGAGCCTGAGGTCGGCGACAGGATCGAGTCGGGGGACAGCCGCTACGAGGTGATGCCCCTGGGCGACGACATCAAGGGCTGGCGGTGGAGCGACTCGGGGCACGCGACCTACAGGATCCATACGAGGCTGACCGATGGCTAAGGACTGCTCGCCGATGCAACAGGACGAATGCCGCGCGAAGTTCGAGCTCGTGTTCCGGAAGCTGGACCGCATCGACGAGGCCCTGCGCGGCAACGGCACGTCGGGCGTACTGCTGCGTCTGGACAGGCTCGAGCGTCCGCAGAGGGCGCGGGCCAAGCTGGGCTGGATGGTGTTGGGTGCACTCATCGCCGCAGTAGTAGGCGCGGCAGTCGCCGCCGTCACCAACGGAGTTACACCGTGAAACTCGCCCTCGACATCGCCGAGGCCGTGGTAACAGAGCTGGCCAGCGCGCCGGGCAGCACCTTCAGCCCGGCCTTCACCTCGAGGCGGATGCTGCTTCCCCGCTTCACGCTCGACGAGCTGGCCGAGCTCCACGTGACGGTGGTGCCGCGCTCGGTCGAGATCACGAACGCTACGCGCCAGGCAAGCCAGCACGACGTGACGGTGGACATCTGCATCCAGAAGCGGCTGGCGACCAAGGACATCGATACCGAGATCGAGCCGCTGGCCGAACTCGTCGACGAGATCGCCGCCTACCTGGCCCGACGGCCGCTCGCGAGCATCCCGGCCGTATGGGTGAAGACCGCCAACGATCCGATCTACGGCGAGGAGCACCTCGCCGACGACCGCGTCTTCACGAGCCTGCTCACGATCATCTACCGCACGATGCGATGACCGCGTTTTCGACGGAGACCATCAGTCATGGGATACGACGGAGACCGTGTTCGGGACGTATCGACGCTCCTGCAGTTCCACGCCCGCACGCACACGCCCAAGGTCACGCGCGTGCAGGTGGGGAGCACCTCGCAGAAGCTGTCGGCCTTGCTGATGCTTGAATCCTGGTGCACCACGATCACCTTACGGCCCTATGAGGCTGGCATCTGCGTCGACGACGGCGTGGCGAGTGCTGACTCGATGCCGCTGGGGATGGACACCCTCGTGCTGCACGGGCCGCCGGCCAAGCTCGGCGAGCTCCAATTCTGGGCTGCCACTGGTACTTACCTTTTCGTTGTCCAAGAGGGCTGAGTATGAAGCGATTGATCGGCATGTTCCTCGTGTTCTTCCTCTTCCCCATGGCGGCCCTTGCCGTCGAGAGCTACAGCTCTTCCCAGGTGCTTTCCGATGCGGTCGTCGGCTCGACCGGCGACTACAAGTCGCTGCAGTCGGCCATCGCCGCCGGCCGCAAGCGCATCCACGTCCGCAACGGCACCTACAGCCTGTCAGGCGACCTGTCCATCCCGTCGGGCACCTGGATCATCGGCGAATCGCGGGACGGCGTCATCATCGACACCGCCGGCTACAGCCTGAAGATCATGGGCACGGGCACCCGCTACTTCGGCGAGGCGACGAATCCCTACGCGGGCGCCGCCGTCGTGACCGAAGGCTCTGCCCTGGTGACGTTCGTGGCCGACGAGACAGGCGGCACGGCCGGGACGATCCCTGGCCGCTCGCAGATCATCATCGACCGCGTCGTGAAGGACATAGCGTCTATCACGCATACCCCCGAGACGGTGACCATGATGCGGGCGTGGGAAGGGCCTTCGCGGACGTTCACGAAGTACTACGAGGTCGTGGCGGCCAATGCCAAGACGCGGCTTGAGCGCCTGACGATCCGGCGCACCGGCCCGAAGGTCGGGGCCGAAAGGGCCATCGTCGTCGTGCAGACGGCGGAAGACCTGATGCTCGACGACCTCGACATCATCGGCCCGCCGACGCCGGACGTGGACGGCATCTACGGGCAGGGCAACTACCGCTGCGTGCTGACGCGCCTCAACGTCCGCTCCTGCGGCGTGCGAACAGAACCGATGT